AAGTGGCATTAACATTTATAGCGAAGAATGGGATTACAGCCAAACTAAGTCTAGTGGTTATATGGTTGAAGACGTATTAAGCTTTTCGCCAACAGCGCTAATTCCTGGAGTTACAATTGATGAGATAGAAGTTACTATTCGCGGTAAAGATAACGGCTACTGGAACGGGATGTACGGACCGAAGGTAAAGAATCTAAGTGGTTCAGTTGTCCTTATGCCTGATGCATGCAGTGTAAATCCTGCTTCAGATCCAAACTGTCCTGGTTATGCTAATGCACTGTTTAACCAACAGTGCCAGCAAAATCCTCTATTCGATCCATCATGTCCTGGATACTCAAATGCAAATCAAACATTGATATGTCAACAAAATCCTGCTAGTGATCCAAGTTGTCCAGACTATTATGTCGCCAATTGTCAGGCTGATCCTTTATGGGATCCTGGTTGTGCAGGATATAATGCAGCGTACTTTGATCAGCAGTGCAAATTAGATGCACAATATGACCAACAGTGTAGAGGCTACGTAGACTTATTTGAAGATGACAACGTAGTAGACATATATGACCCTATAATTGAAGACGTTTTAGAAACAGAATACGCCGAAGAAATTTATACTTTTGAAGAAGAATACGTGTATGAATACCAATACACTGAAGAAGTAATTGAAATTGAGCCTGAAACTTCAACCTTTGATGGAGACTTTTTAAGACTTGAAGATGACATTGAAAAAGAAATAGCTCAATTAGAAAAAGAAGAACAAGAATACAATGACGGCGAGCTTAAACTGGAGGATGATATAGAAGCAGAAATAGCTCAGCTAGAAGAATCTTCTACTCAAGAAGACTTTGATGACCCTATTATGGCTGATGGCGAACAAAACATGGAGGACAGTATTGAGGAAGAAATCGCAAAACTGGAAAAAGAATCTGATACCGAACAAGGGGAGCCAGAACCCGCGGAAGAAGAAATACAATTGTCCGATAATAATGATAGGCCCGACGGAGTGGAGCGAGTTGACAGCAAAGACAATGAACGGAAAACAGTTCCAAACCCGAACACTTCTCGGCGGGACAAAATGCGGATGCTCATTGCACAGAAGGCGATAGAGACTACACTGGAGTTAGAAGCAGCAGTAACTCTAGAACAACAAATGGACATACAAAGACGTTTACTTGCATTGATAAGTTATGTCCCTGAATTTAAGGATGAATATACGACAAAGAAAATCAATCAAATAAACTTCTATCCGCCAAAGCCGGTTGTTGACCATGCTTACGCAAGATGGTTCTTAAATGATCCTACCTTTGGTGCTATGGAAGATCTACAATACAGGAGAAACTAATGGCAGAGTTAGAAGTTGCAGGCGCAAAAATTAAAGGTGGAAAACTACTCTTAGTCCTGCCTGTCCTATCCGCATTAGGCGGTGGTCTTTGGGGAGGCTTTGAGTTCTACAAAGACTATATGGATATGAAAGAAAAGATCCAAACTTATGAGGCGCCGGATCTTGGTGATATTAGACAAAGTATTGCTGTAATGAGAGAACACCAAAATACAGTGGAAGCTCACATGGAATTTGTTGAAAAAGAATTACAGCTTTTCAAGGATGAGTTTGCTAATGTAAGAATTGGCCAACAGGATAATACTGACTATTTAAGAGATACCAAACATGATCTAAAAGAAGAAATGGTACGTATCGAAAAATATCTCGATCGAGTTGAAGACGATATTGATGCTACCGAAACGGAACTCGATATTACGCTTGAAGAGTCAGAAAGCATTGCTCAAAAGAACAAAGAATATGTTCGTGAGTTTATTAACGATACAGATAAAAGGTATGACGATAAGATAAGCGGCCTTGAAGGATATGTCAAACGTGAGCTTGAAAACCTTGAAGACCGCCTAAACGATAAACTTACGAAAGCTTTGGATAACCCGCTTGCTAACCGGAATTAGAACGGTCATGCATTGCTAATGCAATGATTCCATAATGAATAACTTTAAGAAGGTCTGCTCGGTTCAGGCCTTCTTTTTTGCCATAGCGCTGAGAATACTTTAGTACATTACCTAGAGCAAATCCCATACCATGACCACAGTCTTCAATGATCTGTGTAGCCTGATACTTGCCTTGTGAGTAGTGAGCATCATATGTTCCATCAATGTAAGTCTTGATTTCTTTTAGAAGATTACCTTCATCAAAAGCATAATCAACTTCGCTGGGATCAGCAATAGAAAACGTCACAGGATCAATTTGGAACGCATAGTCAACGTTGGTATTCCATTGATCTTTCTTATCACCGAAGTCAAAGCTAATCTGATAATCTGAATTGCCGTCCATATCACCATAGACATGGCCATTGCTGTCAACCAGATTGATTTTAATTTCTTCACTCATTTACATACTCCTCAATTGATGGGAATATTTTGGCGATTGCTTTTGCACATTCAATAGCGATAGCTTGACATTCCCGCTGTGTACCATTGCCTGACCTAAGTTCAATGAAATGAATCCATGAACGTAGTGTACCATTCACATATAAACGCGACATCGTCAGGCCTTCTGGTAGTACCGAGCGCGCTTGCTCTTTAGCAATTCCTTGGTCAATCGCCCAAGTATATACTTCTTTTGCTTTTGCAATCACTTCTTGTTGTTTTAAGTCCCACATATCTTGAGTAACTAGAGGTGCTGCATCAATTGAGTTTTGTCTGTTCTTTGGATCTTGCAGACGAGCACCTCGTCTTACAAAATATAATTCTTCTGTTGGATCGGCATACCTTTGGCTAAACTCTTGGAATGAGAATGACCGATGCCTAAGGATTTGCCTTGCAATATCTCGAGTAGTTTCAATCTCTAGGCAAGCAGACACCATTTCGAAAGGCGACCAATGTTTGTGTTTTGCAAGATAGTGTAGCAGTTTTGCCGACGTTTCCGTGTTAAGTTGGTTCGATGGATTGGAGACACGGGCGCAATAAGCGATAAGCTCCTGGAGATCTTCACCGACATATAATTCCTCCCCTGTTTGAGACCATGATACTAGACGTGCTGACATTACATAAACCTTTCAATTAGAGCTTCAATTGTGAGCCATGCGCCGTATCCAAATAACGACCATAGAACTATAAAGCCTACTGTAGACGGATCACACCATCCGTATTGGTCTTTCAACCCTAAACGTTTGAGTATCTTATCCATTATAACTTAAACCCTTCAAACTTTTCAGCACTGATACGCTCTGCACTGTTGGACTTATCAAACACCGGCGTATCATCCATAAGTGTTTGATCACTTTCTTCGGCGTCATATAACCGCATCTTAGCACGGTCAACGCCAATAACAAATCTTTTGTATTTTGTTGGATCGTTATATCTATTCTTCAATTGCTTGACCATAAGTTGGCCAGATCTTTCAAGTTCTTCGGTAGATATAAGAGCAAACATTAAGTCTGCTGTAGCGGGTAATCCAAAAGACTCGGACGTATCTTCAAGCCCAACATCCGAGTTACTATAACCAGAACGAGTCGTTTGCGTTGCAGAGAAGACCGGTACGTCGAACTCGACCGCAAGGCCACGTAGTTCTTCAGCAATTGCTTTAATGTAATTGTATGAATTGATTGCACCACCCATGCCTTTCATTCGAGATGAAGCACAGATGTTCAAGTAATCAATGAAGATAATATCTGGCTCAAATTGTCTTTTAAGTTTTAGTTCGTTAAGGAGTGCTCGAAAATGACCAGCATGAGCGCTACCAGTAGGATACTCTTTAATAATGAGCTTTCCATTAGTTTTCTTAGATAGTTCATGTACTTTCTCCGTAAAGTTAACCTTAGGAGTCTTATCTAACTGGTCAATAGGAATGTTTAGCAGATTAGCGTCAATACGTTCTGCAATTCTTTCCTCAGCCATTTCCATTGTGACGTAAAGTACGTTTAGCCCTTGAGTTAGAGCTGCAGCAGCACAATGGCACATAAACAAAGATTTACCAACACCAGTACCCGCAAGTGCAACATTAAGAGTCTTGTTCGGTATTCCACCTTTTGTAATTCGATTAAAATACTCGAGATCGAACGGTATGCGATCTTCCTCCTTGTTGTAGAACTCGAATCGTTCTTCGGCGTTTTCGATGTAGTCATGTCCAACATTCGCATCGAATGCAACACCTAGAGCTTTTTGCAAAATATCTGGCAATGCATTCTTAGTTAGTGTTTCGTGTTTACCATCAATAATAGAAATAGATTCCATGATGGCGTTATGTAGAGCACGATCTTGACACCACTTTTCAGTAGTATCAGCTAGCCATTGTTCGTCAACCTTGTCTTCTTCAAACAAGACAGGCATAACTTCAACGGCCAGCTTATACTGTTCACTTGAGATTTCACTTTGATCGAGCTCAATCTTAAAAGACTCCTTCACAGGAAGTTTATTATATTTAGCCACAAACTTACCGGCCTCTTTGAACAGGACACGATATGGCCCTTCAAAATAATCTGGCTTGATAAATGGCAGAACCTTCCTCATGTACTTTTCGTCAGTGAGGAGATGTCTTAGGATTGTTTGCTCGATACTACTCAAAGTTTACCTTCTTCCCGCATTTGTTTACGAATCTTGGTTGCACTAATATCATGGACTTCTTTGCCAAGATCGTGTTCTGTAAAGGTGTAACCTACACCACGACCGTAACTAATATCCACAATGTTTGGTACTACCATTATAATATAATCGTCACCCAAAGTAAAGGAATCTTTTTCCAAACCGGCAACAATATTATCCATCACTTCTGTGACATTAAACGGGTTGTCATCTTGACCCGGCACTCTTTCATTAGCTTCTTTGTCAGAAGGTACACGCCTAACCATGATGACCACTTGGCCTGTGATGGCGTGAATACGTTTGAATAGTTCTTGGTGTCCATCATGCCAAGGCTGCCATCTGCCGAGCATTTGAACGGTTGGCTTCTCCCAATCGAAAGAGCCGCTGTTATGGGTTTCCATATAGATCATTTCCTGATAAAGTTGGGGACCGATGCACTATCTCCAAATGGTTGAGCCCATTCGTCAAGCTGTGCTTCGATCGTTGGTTTTTCTATTGCGTATTCCATTACGGTTTTTGCAAAGTCCTTGATTTCATCA